AGCGTCCGGCGTTGCGGTAGTGTTCCCGCAGCGTTCTCACGGAATTGCGGGGAGCATAATAACCAAGTCACAAAGAATTGACAGCTAATTTCTCCTTATATTTGTGTGAGTTGGCGGCAGTGGACCGCGAAGAGGCGAAGGCGCGGATGCTACGCTCGAACCGGTGATGGTCATTTGGACCAACACCCGCGGCGGAGCGTATCCGGCCCGTTTCGGAGGTCAACCGGGCCCGCCGCTGCTGATGAGTTTCGTTGCTTATGTCCAGACGTGGAAAGGGAAAATCGGCCACCGCAGGAGAGCGGCAGCCGGGCCGGTCCGCCAGAGCGCGTCCAGCCGGAAGCGCCGCCGGGAAGCCCACCGCAGGCTGGCCGGAGGAGAAAGCCAGGAAGCTGGACCGGCTACTGGCGAACGTTGAGGAGAAGCTTACCAACGCGGATTTCAAAGCCAGCATCGGGGATTTCATCCGTCTGCTGCAATTGCGGAAAGAACTGGAAGAGGAGCAGCCAAGGGAGATTACAGTTCGATGGGTAGAACCGTCCGGGGAGGAACATGTATCTGTCACATAGAATATTCGGCGCTTCCCTCGCAAGCGCGGTTCCACGCCTCGAAAGCCCGATTCAAGGGTTTTTCCGGACCGATCGGCTCGGGCAAGAGCCAGGCGCTATGCCAGGAGGCGATCAAGCTGAGCTACATCAACCCCGGCCGGCAAGGCTTTTTGGGTGCACCGACCTATCCGATGCTGAAGGACGCCACCCAGACGGCGCTGTTGCAAATCCTGGAGGAGAACCGGATTCCGTACACGCTGAACAAGGCGGAGAACGTTCTGGTGATGAAGGATACGGGTTCGCAGATCCTGCTGCGCCCGGTGGAGGAGTATGAGCGCCTGCGCGGGACGAATCTCGCCTGGTTCGGGATCGACGAGCTGACCTACTCGCCCGAGGAGGCGTGGTTGCGGCTGGAAGGCCGCCTGCGGGATCCGAAGGCGAAACGGCTGTGCGGTTTCGCGGTCTGGACTCCGAAAGGACATGACTGGGTTTACCGGCGGTTCCTGGAGTCGAAAGGAGACGGCTACGAGGTGATCATCGCCCGGCCGATGGAGAACCGCTATGTACTGGACAAGGTGCCGGACTTCTACGAGCGCCTCCGGCACAGCTACGACGAGAAGTTCTACCGCCAGGAGGTGCTCGGTGAGTACCTGAACGTCCAGGAGGGCCTGGTCTACCACGCTTTCCGGCGGGAAGCGAACGTCAGGGAAGTGGCGCTGGATCCCTCGCTGCCGCTGCTGTGGGCGCTGGATTTCAACGTCGATCCGATGAGCAGCCTCGTCGTGCAGATTGACGGCAGCGTCATCCGCGTGCTGGACGAGATCGTGCTGCGGCGCGCCAGCACGCAGGAGGCCTGCGAGGAGTTCCGCAACCGCTTTCCGAAGCACGAGGAGGAGTTGAAGATTTACGGGGATGCTTCCGGCAACGCCCGGAAAACCAGCGGCCGGAGCGATTACCAGATCGTGAGGAGCTTCTTTCAAGGCAGGCCTTACAAGCGGGTCAGCTTCCGGATTCCTTCTCGCAACCCGGCCGTGCGCGACCGGGTGGCGGCCGTCAACGCGAAACTCCGCTCGGCCGCCGGGGATGTGGAGTTGCTGGTGAGTCCGAAGTGCGGGGAGCTGATCAAGGATTTCGAGGAGGTGTCCTACAAGGAGGGCAGCAGCGTGATTGACAAGGACCGGGACTCGCGCCGCACCCATCTTTCCGATGCGCTGGGATACCTGATCTGGGAAGAGATTCGGCGAACGGGGCGAGCCGGGGAGCAGAAGCGGCGGCTGCTTTGACGTGCGCCGCCCGGAGGGCACGCAACCAAGGAGAAAGAGCACAGTGGCAGAGATCGAGGTCGAACATCCGGATTACATCGCGCGGCGCGCGGTATGGAAGACGTACGGCGACCTGTACGCAGGCGGCGAGAAGCTGAAAGCGAACGCCGCCAACTACCTGGTGCGCCGGCAAAAGGAACCGCTGGACGTCTATAGCGAGCGGCTCAGCCACGTCTTTTACGAAAACTACATCGGGTCGATTATCGACTGGTACGCGGCCACAGTCTTCCGGCGTGAGCCGATGGTGATGGCCGAGGGCGACAGCGAAGCGGGCAAGCGATTCATCAACGAGTTCATTGAGGACTGCGACCTTCAGGGATCGACGCTGACCGAGTTGTTTCGGCGGCGGCTGATCGAGACGCTGGTCTACGGATCCAGCTACATCCTGGTGGACTTTCCGCGGCGCCGCCAGCCGGCCAGCAACCGCGCCGAGGAAGAGGCCAGCGGCGCGTCGCGAGCATACCTGGTGGAGTTTTCGCCCGAGCAGGTGATCAACTGGAGCTACGACGAGCGGGGCAACTACAAGTGGGTGGTGACGCGGACCAGCTTTTTCGGCAAACAACGCTTTGAAAGCAAGGAGTGGGTCCGGGAGACGCGCTGGACTTATTACGACCAACAGGACTTCCGGGTCTACCGGCAGTTGCAGCGAGCCGGAGAAAAAAGCCGGATTGAGCTGGTGGACCGGGGCCGGCACGGGCTGGCGCGCCAGGAGCGGGTACCGCTGTTCGAGATGAAGGTGCCCGAGGGGTTGTGGCTGATGAACAAGGCGGGGCTGCTGCAACTGGAGCATTTCAACAAGTCCAACGCCTTGTCCTGGGCGCTGACCATGGGGCTGTTCGCGACGCCGGTGATCTACTCGGACCGGGAGTGGAACCAGGTGGTGGGGGAGTCCTACTACATCCAGCTCGGGCCCGAAGACCGGTTCGGATGGACCGAGCCGGAAGGCCACGTGTTCCAGATTGCCGCCGAGAATCTCCGGCGTCTGCAGGAAGAGATCTACCGGGTCTGCTACCTGATGTCGCAGGCAGGGGGTGCTTCTTCGAGCCGGGCGCTGCAATCCGGACTGAGCAAGCAGCGGGACTTTGCGATCACGCAAGAAGTGCTGCGGGCTTACGGAGACGCGGTGAAGGACACGATGAAGAATGTGCTGCGAGCGATCACCAGGGCCCGGGACGAGGACCTGGCGATTGACGTGGCCGGGCTGGACGAGTTCGACATCGGCGACTACGGCAGCGAGCTGGCCGACGCGGAGCGGCTGCTGGCGCTGGGAATCCCTTCGCCGACGCTCAAGCGGCAGGTTTTCAAGAAGCTGGCATTCAAGTACCTGTGTGACGTCCGGCAAGAGGTAAAGGACCGGATCGCGCAGGAAATCGATAGCGAAGAAGGGCAAACCGCGAGGTGAGAAACAGCGATGGAAGAAGAACGCAACGAGACACAGCAGGAAGTCACCAGCAGTGGTGAGGTGGACATTCGCACCATTGTGCAGGAAGCGGTGCGGGAGTTCGTCAACTCGGAAAAGGCGAAGGCCGAGCCGGCCTATAAAGCCGAGCTGACCGAGGAGCGCAAGCGCCGGGAGCAGCTCGAGCGCCGGGTCAACGAGCTGGTGGCTGAAAACGAGCGGAGCCGCCGGCTGGCCGAGGAGGCCGAGCGGAGCGCGGCGATTCGGGACGAATTGCGCCGCCTGGGGGTGACGAAGGTGGACCTGGGATTCCGGGCGGTGAAAGACGATATCTACCGGGCCGAGGACGGCCGGCTGGTGGCGCGGTCCGAAGAGGGCGAGATCGGCCTCCGCGAGTACCTGACCCGGTTCACGCAAGAGAATCCGGAGCTGCTTCCGGCGCGGATTCCGGGCGGTTCCGGCGCGGCCAAGTCGCAAGAGCGGCACCGGTCCGGGGGGATCGATCTGGACAGCATCAAGCCGGGCATGGACCCGGAGGAGCTGGCGCGCATTCGCCAGGAAATCGCCCAGGCGATTTCGCACACGATTCGCAACAGTTGAGAGCTTTTCGCGGCCACCGGCCCGCGCGAGAACTTCACGTTTTCCTCCGCTGCGGATCAGATGGACCGCGCAACGGGCCGGGTCCGCCCGGCCGCCAAGCCGCGGATATCACCGCGGCATCTTCCTGGAAAAGGAGTGAACTAGCGTAGGAGAAACCATGGGTGCAATTACGTCTGCAAATCTAGCCAATGCGATTGTCAAGCTGGTGGCGGCGGATGCGCTGCCGGCTTTGATGGGGAACCTCGTCATGGGTAACCTGGTCAATCGCAACTACGAACCGGAGCTGGCGCAGGCCGGGGATACGGTGAACGTGCCGATTCCGCCGAGCTTGGTGGCCAACAACATCGCTGAGGGCGGTGCGGTAAGTCCGCAGACCGCGGACCTGGGCAACGCCCAGATCGTGCTGAACACGCACGCGGAAGCCACGTTCCAGATTCCGGACGTCACGAAGGTGGTGGCGGTGCCGGAACTGCTGCATCTCTACATGGAGCCGGCGGTCATCGCCCTGGCGGAGAAGATCGAGGCCGACTTGCTTGGCCTGTACTCGCAATTTACCGCGAACGCGCCGGTGGGAACCGGGGGCACGGCCATCACGGAGGCCATCATTGACAGTGCCGAGACGGCGCTGTTCAACGCGAAGGTGCCGGCCGGCGCCTCGAAGTACCTGGTGGTGGACGGCAACACTTATTCGCAACTGCGGCAGATTGAGCGCTTCAGTGAATTCCAGAGCGCCGGGGAAGCCGGGCTTCGTGCCCTGGTGGACGGCGCGGTGGGCAAAATCAAGGACTTCTTTGTCTTCCGTTCGCAGTTCGTCGCCAAGACGGGGAGCGCCCCGACCACCACGCACAACCTGGCCTTCGCCCGGGACGCCATCGGGCTGGTGGTGCGGCGGCTGCCGCAACCGCTGCCCGGCACCGGCGCGGTGGCCGAGTACGCGGAACTGGGCAATTTCGGCATCCGCGTCGTGATGAGCTACCAGCCGAACACTCTGGCTCAGCAATTCACCGTGGACGTTCTGTACGGCGTCGGCGTGCTGCGCAACGAGTTCGGCATTTCCGTGCTGAGCTAACTCAGCGCCAACTCAGGGGGGCTTTGGCCGGGACGCCGGAGCCCTCCCCATTTCTTAAATCGAAGGAGCGGGTATGGACCTGAAAGTGTATTACCGAAAGATTCGGGAGCTGGAGGCGAGCATCCCCGAGGCGGACGTGGTGGTGGTCAGCTACGAGACGCCGGACGGGGGCAGGCCGGGCGCCCGGACGGAAGTGCCCCGGCGGGTGGCAGCCAAGCTGATCGTGGAAGGTAGAGCCAGACTGGCGACGCCGGAGGAAACCGCGGAATTCCGGCAGGCAATGCAGCAGGCGCGGCAGAAGGCCGAGGAACAGGCGGCGGCCAGAAGAATCAGGGTGGCGGTCATTCCAGAATCGGAGCTGGCGCCGCGGAAGCCGGGCAGCCGGAGCAAGAAATAGGTTTCCCTGGCGGGAACAAGGAGCCGACAAATGTCACTATTCACCGACGGCAATATCTCCGGCCTCGAAGAGTTGCGGGCTTATGACACCGGCATCCTGGAAGTGGCCGGCGCCGAGGGAGTGGACCTGGCGGCGAAGCTTTCGCTGGCGGCCACTGAGATCGGCATCGAGCTGGAGGAGTTTCTGAGGAAGAGAGCCGGTGGCGGCGCCGGTCTGGTGGGTCAGCCGTACCTCGGGTTGGAGAACGTGGTGGTGACGCCGGCGTTGCGGCAATGGCACACGCTGCGGACGCTGGCGCTGGCCGACAGCCTCTACCGGATCGGGATCGGGCTGGTGAACTCGCCGTTGCCGAAGGCGGAAACGCCGGAGGTGGAAACCGTTCCGGGAACGCTGGCGGGGGCGACCTACTACATCAAGGTCGCCTGGCGAAGCGCCGCCGGGGAAGCCGGCGCGCCAAGCGAGGCGGCTGTTCACACTGTGGAGACGGAAGGGCTGCCGGCCGTGCGGGCGGTAGGGCCGCCGGCCAACGCGGCGGGCTTTGACGTTTACGCCGGCACTTCCGAGTCCGGCGTGACTAAGCAAAACACGGATCCGGTGGAGCCGACCGCGCAGTGGGTGATGCCGGAGACGGGCCTGGTGAGTGGGGCCGAACCGGGGACCGGCCAGGAGCCCGGATGGTTCCTGCGCAACGACCGGGTCCTGCAGCGGGGGTGAGTGAAATGGCGCGGATCGCAAGTGCGGCAACCGAGACGGTGCTGGGCCTGTTGCGGGCCAGCGAGGGGCTTTCGGCCGCCATCGCCGAGGTGGGTTTCCAGGAGGAGGTTGCGCTGGAGGAAGTCGGCGAGTCGCAGATGCTTGCAGGAAACGTGCCGCTGGAGCTGGCCGACCGCAGTTGCCTGGCGCGGTTTCCGCTGTTGCACGTCTACTGCGACCGCGTGAGGAACCTCCAGCGGGAAAAGTTCCGCGCCTTTTCCGGGACCGCACGGGTCAACATCGAGTTGCGGGTTTCCGATGAGCGCATGGAGCGGCTGGAGCGGAAACTGCAGCTTTACGTGGACGCGGTGACCGCGGTGCTGGAGCGGAATCGTGGCGACTGGGGCCAGGGAATGAGCTACGCCGGCGGTTATGAGATTCAATTCGGCGCCGTGAAGAGCGGCGGCAAGAACTACATCCAGGCGGCCAAGCTGGCGCTGGAGGTTGACGTGAGTCAGAACTAGGACGGGTTTCACATCATGTCTTGTTACATATCATCGAACGAGAACCGATTCTACGCGGCCAAGGAACAGGCGTACGGTTATGCGGCCTCGGTGACGGAGGCCAACCGGCTGCCGGCGGTGCGGCTGACGGCCCGGCAGGAGGCCGAGCGCGTCGAACGGCGCGACAAGACCGGCAGCCGGACGTTTGCCGGGTTGCCCGCCGGACTGAGGAAGCGGACGAGTTTCCAGGTGACGACCTACCTGACGAGCTGGGACCCGGCGAGTTCCGAGCCCGGTTACGGACCGCTGTTTCACGCCGCCCTGGGGGGAGATCCCCTGGTTTTCGCGGGCGGGGAGGTGAGTTCGATCAGCGGCAACCAGCTCGATTTCACCGCTGCCCATGGGTTGAGCGCGGGCCAGGCGGTGAGCTGCGGGGGCGAGATCCGGTTCGTGACGGCGGTGGTCAGCGACGTGGCGGTGCTGCTGAACGCGCCTTTCACCGGGGATCAGGCTTCCGGCTGGCCGGTGGACCGAACCGTGACCTACGCCCCGGCGAGCGAATTGCCGAGCGTAAGTATCTTCGACTACTGGAGTCCTGCCTCGTCGGTCCACCGGATCCTGACCGGCGCGGCCGTGGACCGGATGAAGGTGGACATCAACGGGGACTTCCACGAGTTCACCTTCAGCGGGATGGCGAGCGACCTGCTCGACACCGCGAGTTTCACCACCGGGCAAGCGGGTCTCAGCGAGTTTCCGGCCGAGCCGGCAGTGACGGAGCTGAATTACTCGGTGATTCCGGGAAATCTCGGCCAGGCGTGGCTGGGGGTTACGCCGGACCGGTTCTTTACGATCACGGGCGCCGAGGTGACGCTGGAAAACGGGCTGGATTTGCGCGTGCGGGAGTTTGGTCTGGAGACGCCGCAATGCGTGGCGGCCGGGGTCCGAAGCGTGACGACGACGTTCAGCCTGTACGAGAAGCCGGACAACGCGACGCGGGCCCTGTATCAGGCCGCGCGGCAGAGGTCGCCGCTCAGCGTAATGTTCCAGCTTGGGCAGCAGCCCTCCCAGCTTTGTGGGGTGTACCTGAAAAGCGTGATTCCCGAAGTCCCGGAATTCGCGGACCAGGAGACGCGGCTCGAGTGGCAATTCAGCAACTGCCGGGCGCAGGGCACGATCGATGACGAAATTTTCGTCGCCTTCGGATAAGGCCATGCAGTACGCGAGCACGGTTACTTTGTCCTCGAAGGTGATGGAGGGGGTGCGGTTCACGATCGCGCGGATGTCATTCGGCCGGCGGATCGAGCTGACGCGCCGCATCCGGGAGCTGGGGAGGAAGCTCGAGTACCTGGAAGCCGGCGAAGACCTGAAGGAGAAGATCGAGGCCACGCTACTCACCCAGGAGGTGGAAAGGCTGTACCTGGAGTGGGGGCTGCGCGGGATCGAGGGGCTGGAAATCGACGGCCGGCCGGCGACCCCGGAGACCGTGATCGCAGAGGGCCCGGAGGAGCTGTGCCGGGAGATCGTGGCTGCGATCAGGTCCGAGTGCGGGCTGAGCGAAGAAGAACGAAAAAACTGATTGTCGCCTTCCATTTCCAGTTTGCCAACCAGGCCGCGTGGAAGTGCGACGCCTGCAGGAAGAGCGGCCTGGAAAAGGCCCGGCGCTGCCCGTGGCGCGCCGAGACGGCGAGGGCCGGGAACCGGCCCGTCTGGGCGCGGAAGGGAGTTGCGGTGACCGTGTGTCCGGCGGGGTTCATCACGCCGGAGAGTCTGGCCTGGATTGAGCAGTACGCTGCCTGGAAGTTTCTTGGGGCGGGAGCGAGTCTGACGGAAATGCCCGCCCGGATGGTGGATGCGTTTTGTGTACTCGAACAGGAGCTGAGGAAAGAGGCAGATGATGGCGAACGATGAGCTGGCACGAACCCTGGAACGGCTGCTGGCCGAGGC